TGTTGTCTTCATAAACTGCTCTTGTAGTTCATTTAAATCCCCAAGAGAATTAATAAGACCAAGAGACATTTCCTCTTCACTTACTAAGCTCTCTGGTTCAAGACCCTTAGCTATAGCTGCAGATAGTTGCTCATCGTTTTCTACTTTATCCTCTAGATATGCTACAAGAGTAGGAATATATTTTTCTGATAATTTATTATTACCAATAAGCTTCTGAACCTTGTCTAATTCAAACTCTAACTGACCAGACATTTCAAGAGCCATAGCAGACTTACGAGAGAAACCAAACCTTTGAGCCTGTGATACTCTACCACTTGCAGCCTTACGTCTTTCACGTCTGTTCTTTATATTTTCCATACCAGTAGTAAATAACCACTGACGTTTAGCCGCTTGAATTTCTGCTACCTGTGCTTCCTTAGCAGCCTTATCTTCGTTGTAGGCTTGCGCCATTGCACCTACTGCTATTGTACCTAGAAAGCTCATTCTCTTATCCTCTCGCCATTAGACCACGAGGTTTCTCTTGTGGCTCTTCTTCTATTGCAGCAGCTACTTCCTGTAGTTCTTCAGCAACTTCACCTTGTGTCTCTTGCTCTATGTCCATAGATTCTACAGCTTCAGACATTTCAGATAGCATCTCGTAACCTTCGTCACGTTCTTCAACAGGTGTCTCTTGAACAGACTTCTTAAGGAGGGCTTGAACCTTAGCTCTTTCGTCTTGTTCTTTTTGTTCTCTGCCTTCAAAGTCATCTAGATATTCAATGCCAGCCTCTTCTGCAGTAGAAGAAATAAATTTATGAACAACAGGAGCAATAATCAAACTCACATCAATGCTATGGATACCTCTAGCAACAGCAGCAGTCAGTGCTGCCTGTGTAGCATGTTTAACTGGAACACCATACTCTAGAGTAAACAAAAGATTATCTAACCTCTTAGGATCAGACAGTCTTTTCATGTGCCAGATTACAGCTTCGTTAGGATCAGCAATCTCTGGAGGTCTCTCATACAGAGCATTGCGTGGTGTCCTTGTTAGGGATTGTCCTGGGATAGGTCCGTCCATTATTCTTCACCTCTGTATTTTCTAATCATAGCTAGGTATTTAGGTACAAATGGCATGACGTTTTTCTTAGACAAGCTAAGTCCACCACGATCTAAGGAAGGACCATCATGGTGTAGAGCATATACGTACTCATTACTGTAGCCCTTCTTCCTAGCCATTTCAAAGTTATCTCTGGTATGCTCAAGTAGTGCTTGAACTTGAGCACTTGCATCCCACTGGTTATCATCAGTAAGACCATATGCTTCACCAGTCTTATTTACGAACTGACCAACGCCTTTAGCACTTGTAGTTTTGGCGGCAGCATCTGGATTGAATCCTGACTCAAATCTTGCAGTAGCCAAAGCATAAGCAATCTCGTAGTCATCCATATCCAAAGAACTACCAGTCTCAACAATCATATTTACAATCTGTTGCTGTACCTCTGGGGATACGTCACCAGCCTTACGAGAGTTACCCCTTAGGCCACCTTCAATGATAGGCGTATCGAAGTAAGAATTTGCTGCAGGTTTACCAGCTTGAACACCTTTCTTACCATACAGGTCTTCACTCAATTTTAAAGCATCGTAGGTTTCTTGTGCTACCTCTGGTGCATTCTCTTGTCTTTCAGATTCAATACTGTCAATCCATGCTGCCATCTCTAACTCAGTGTCTTGAGAGTCAGCTCTAGCCTGTTCAATGTCAGACTGTTTAAACATACGTCTTACGCCTTGGGCTGCAGACTTCATTCCGTATTTAGTGTCTTCTGCAGAGGCTTGCCCTAGACCAATGTACTGTTTAGTTCTTTGCCTTGAGTAAGAACCTACCCCCTTCTTAGAGGAGTCTACACCAGACTTATCTTTAGTAAATCTGTTATAGTCTTCTAACTTATCTAAATAATTAAAACGCATATGGGTTATTCCTTACTCAAACATCCAGTCATAAACAGCCTTGGAGACCTCTTTTGTAGCTCCTATTTCAGCCTGTAATTTAGCAGCGTCTAATTCAGCATCAGCAGCTAGTTTCTGAAGGATGATAGCGTTAGCTCTGTCTTGATCATTTTGAAAAGCGTTATAAACGTAATCTATTTCGTCACGTTCTTTCTGCCAGATTTCATCTAGTGCTGCCTGACTAAGTGCATTCATCTCTTTAGCTGCGTAGAAAGCAGCCTCGTTCTGTGCAGCCTGATTAGTTGTAGCAATCTGCTGTCTCCACTGAGCATTGGCTTGGGCAACAGCTAAGTTCTGATTAATCATAAACTGTCTGAATGCGTTATCCTGTGCTACATTAAATTGGTAAGTTGCGTTTACCGCATTGGCATCAAACTGTGCTACACTGTTTGCTTGGTCAGCGTTAAACTTAGCTACGTTAGCTTGAAGGTCAGCAAAGAACTGGTTAGTCTGGTTCTCAGATGCAGCATTAAATTGTAGTGCAGCATTCTCTGCAGCCTGATCAGTAAATAAAGCCTGAACATTTTGTTGTGCTCTGAACAGAGAAGTCTGTTGTTCGTTAGACAGGTTCTGCATATCCATCTGAAGGAAGTTCTGAGCATTCTGTACTGCAGCCTGTTGTCTGTTATTCAGGTTAGCCATGTCTAGTTGTGACAACGCAGCAGCTTCTGCCATAACCATAGCTTGTTGGTTATTTAAGTTAGCCATATTCATTGTGTTAGCAGCACGAGAATCTTCAATAGCAATCTGTTGCTCTGCAGTGAAGTTCATATTTGCTACGTCAGCAATCCTAGTTGCGTTCTGCACACGAGCCTGGAATGCTTGGTCAAACTCTTGACCTAAGAATGTAGCACGTTGCTGTGCTGCAAGCATTGCACGTTGTTGTCTATTGCTTAGGTTCTGTGCTTCAAACTGTGCAATAACACTTGCGTCAGCCTGAGCAATAGGAATAGCAGATTCCATAGCAGCTTGAATAACAGCCTGACCTGCTAGACTAGAAGCACCTAAGCCACGAGCAGCCAGTGTCTGCATGGCTGTACGCATAGACCCAGCAGCCCAAGCAGGTGTGTTACCACCTTCAAACTGAGCCATAAGACCCTCTAGTTGTCCAGCTACTGTAGCCTGTTTACTTGGGGTGGCTGTTGCCGCATCAATCTGTTCAGTAAATAGAGCAGCTTTCTCTGCGTCTGCTGCACCAGTAATAAGCTCACCCTGTTGGATCTCTCTGGCAGGAGGAGCATTAACCATAGTGGCTGTACCCTGTGCAGCTTCCATACCAGACACAGATGTAGTCAACTGCTGTTGTGCAGTTACCTGAGCCTCAGGGGATACTACACCTTGCGCTGCCTGTGTTGCAGCAGTCTCAGCCTTTACTTGTCCAGTCACTGTCTCAGGTGTCATAGTTGCAACAGTAGGTGTTACAGGAGCACCAGCCTGTTGTGCCTGACCTACAGTGTAAGCAGTAGCAACCTTAGATGCGTCTTGCTCTGGTACTTTTGCAATATCCTGATCAGCAAGAGGAGTAAGGTAAGCTAAGTTAGGAGTAGCTACAGTGCCTGAGTATACTGCTGTTGGGTCTGATGCAGGTACTGTGGTTGCAGTTTGATCTTCTTCTTCATTTGTAGTTGTAGTCTCGTAGGCAGGAATACCACCTGGACCAGGCATACCAGATCCACCCTGAGCCTTAAGCATCATCTCTTCTTCAGGGTTAATATAAGCAAGTCTATGCGGTTGGTTAGCAATATTAGTTTCTCTTGGAACAATACCGCCTTGGTTCATCTTCTTAATCTTTTTAGCTGCTTTAGCTAATTTAACTATTACAGACTCAGCCTCAGGTTTGGATTGCATAAAGGCTTCCATCTCGTCTGTTTGAGTCGAGCCTGTATAACCAAACTTTCTATTCAGAATAGTCTGTGTTTGTTTAGGGTTTAGACCCATAGATGTTAAAGCCATAATTAATATACCTTATTTTTTAGTACTACCTAAATGATTTAATTAGGTACAAAAGTCTTTTCCTCTTAGGTATTTTACTTTCCCAAGGACTAAGTTTACGGATAAAGAGATGATATGAAGCTATACCTATTAAGTATAGTAGTATAATAATATGTGACATGGTATTCGTCTAACATATATTTGTTACTAGTTAAACCTAAAAATCATAAAATGTCAAGTATTTTAAGGCTTAACAGGCCAGTCAGCCTCATCTAAGTTAGGCCAGTTACTGTGAGTAGTTATATCACGTAGTGCTTGTCTGTATGTAGCCC